CGTCGATCGACGAACTAATAGCCAGATTCTGATTAATAGATTGATCATGAAAATTTACATGACCTCTCGTTAACCAGTAATCCCCAATTCGCCTATAAAGCGAATCACGGATACCCTGTTGTATAAATTGATTACAACAGGGTTCTATAGCTATTATTCGGGGGCTCTTAAGCGTTTTCGGGACTGGAACCACCCTTACGGGTGGTTCCAAGTCCGTTGGAATGATCGTTGTTACTTCGAGCTCCTTTGCATCAAAAGGGATTCCCAAAGGGAAGCCCGTATCGACCAAAGGGAAATAAGGCTCGAGACGATCGTGCCAGTAAAGCCAAGAGTATTTCTGGTTCCCAGAAATGCGCTCGGCTGTGGCTCCAGGTCCATGCTTGGGGATACACTCGGAAGGTACAATAGTACCAACCAAATTATCCCAGAGCACAGAAGAAACATCAGCAAAGCTGGTGCTACCTTCTTTTGGAGTTGAAAACGCCTCAAGAGACTGCTCAATTGAGACAAAGGAATCGAGTGCCAGGTGTACCCTTTTGGGGGTGCACCTAGTTTCCATTTTCTTGAACGTAAGGCATAACTGCCGAACAGATTCAACAATAGTGGAATCATCACTCGAAGAATTAAGTCCATTTGGACTTGAATTGTCATACTTCCTCCCTGTTCTCCGGTCAAATATTTGACTGGTCATACCTTGCAAAAATGCAGGGATTGACCCACCCTTAACGCGGTTAAAACCACGAAAGAGTGTTGAGTCAACATATCCATTCGCGAGACTTCGTTCGAAGTCCCGACAAAAATGGGGAAGGGTTATAGTTAAAAACGATAACCCTTCAGATTTGACCCGTGATTTCAGAACATCGAAATCACGTAAATCTGAGACATCAGCGATACACTTAGCGCAAGCATCTATATAGATCGCGTGCGCTAACTCTAAGTAGTCACTTACGTTGCTTTTCAAGCGGCCTCCTTACGGGGGTCAGCTTCAAGCCGCGTACTTTTGCCTACCCGAGCTCATATGAGCACGGACCAATCAGATAACCACGCTTTGTATCGTGGGGACAGGAACGGTCAACGAATCTTTTAGGATTCGACGCCGAACAATTTGTCCACCACAGCGTTAGTTAGATAGGCATTAAGCCCAGCTACTAACTGCTCCACCTGTGATTGAGTAAACCCATAATTGGGTCTATCAATCACGGTGTAGTACGACAAAGTCTCATAATCGTTGACAGCAGTCAACGGATCTGCGACGATGGCGCGTTGATCAATCCTAACCATAGATCGAATTCGATCTTTGGTAGTCGTGTGGGAGATGGTAAGTTTAAACGAACCATCTGCCTTCGAGTAAATGGCACTAGTGCCCTTTATCTCGACACGAGGCATGGATTGAGCAACCGAGTTAACGGTTACTGATTGTGGATCGGTAAAAGCCACGGTTGACCTCCTAAAGTTATATCAGGGTTGGTTAACCAGCTTCGGTCCATATCTTCCTGAAGGATACAGATTCTCTTAGGAAACTGGCAGATAGATCGTACAGGTGGTCACTATCTCTTACGGGATATTGCCAGAGCTGCTGCGATCAGTAATTGCCGGGGGCTTAAAGATGCCCACGGCAGGCTATAGTCATATGGATTACTTCCTTCCTGACGTTGTTTTGTCTCGATAACTCGAGAAAATTCAACGACAACAACACCACCCGTAAATGGAAGAACTTGTTTGAACTTCCAAGTTAACGTCTTGTGTTGCATAAGGTAGAAGTATCTGGCCGCGACGCTATCAATTTCGATATCCTGTAGGTAACTTATTTGGTCACCTACATCTGATACCCAGTCGATAGCCCACGTCCAGGGATATGCTCTCCAAATGTTCGTAGGGCTTATTCTAGCTCCATACAGGTCAAATTGACGTTGTATACGAGTTATAGCCGAGTTATACTCGGATAAGCTCTTATCGAACTCAGGACGATAGAACATGAAACTACCAACGGCAGAAATTTTAGTATTTTCTACTAAAATACTTTCGTAAGTAGGATCACCACTAAGGTACCCATTTGGTCCTTGATAGGAAGTTCCTAACACAGGATTAAGGGTCCAGCCGACACCATGATTTACTGGTGTAACGACTTCGTCCTCCTTGAGGGTTACTCGCCTTTTCAGCCACTTACCATTCTGCTCAGTCAATTGACTAAGCAGGTAAGGGGCATTATCGAATGTCTGAGAAAACTTAGACAAATCGTTTAGAAAAGGTACCCACCCAAATTGGTGGTTGAGAAATTGGTCAGCGGCAAATTTAGGCCGCATGACCTCTCC